GATGTCGAGATCAAGCTTTCCGCGCAGTGGGTGAAGCTCTGGCGAGCCTTGGGACTGGCGGACAAACCTGACGAGCAGCGCCGGCCGCTCGGAAGGCCCCCGGAGAGCGAAAGGCAACTGAAGTGGCGCGCTTGAAACGAAAATTACGGCCGGAAGAAACGCGCGATCCGTTGGAAGCGATGATCGCGGACCTTTCGGTGTATTCGTGGCAAGCGCGAGCCGCAGAGTTAATCGACAAAAACATCGTGGACGTCAACGCCATTCGCGAAGTCGAAAAACGCAAAATGTTGAGCGAAGACCAGGACGAACATTTTTACAGCGCATTTGATCCGCAGAATAACTGGACCTACGTCTGCAAACAACATGCCTCAAAAGAGTTGGCACAATCTTTTGAGCTCGCCGCGAGATGGCATCGTTGGCGCTCGCGTGCCCAACTAGCGTTGCGCTACGAGCAGCGAGCGTTCCGCTGCAATGAGATTTTGAGCGAATTGGAGGCCTCACACCATGAGCGACCAAACAAAGCATCCGCCTGACGACGTCAAGCGATTCAACCCACCGATCAACGGAAAACTCACGATCAACGGCGGCTTGTTCGTTAGACTGAGCGACGCCGCGGCCGAACAGCACCTCGCGACAAATCTTTTCGCAGAGCGCCTGCTCGAAGGAGCTTTGCGGGACTACAGAATTTTCAAAACCGATTGGCGATTGCCAATGGAGACTCGGAAGGAGAAATAAATGCCGCTTCAATTTTCACACCTTATCCGGCGTCGCGAATCAGACCAAAGTCTCGAACGCGAGCGCCTCAACCAACGAATCGTAAATGCACTAGCTCAAGAGGAGAGAGCCGCGCTTGCCTACTCTACGTCCCCAGGCCTCGAGCGCCGGCCGGCGGTTGGCGCTACAGTTCGCGCGGCCAGGAGCGGAAAGAAAAAAATCCTCGAAGGGTACGCAGCAAGGTGGAATTCGCTGAGTTCCGATCTGGGCGGATTCAAGGAAGAACTCGCCGCTGGATGTTTTAGCAACTCGCTGAAGCGCGGCCAGGTCTCAATGCTGTTCAGCCATGATGCCGCGTGTGTAATCGCATCGCAGCGCAATAATTCGCTTGATCTTTCCGAAGACTCGAAAGGCCTCCGCTTCCGTGCACAGTTAAACGGTACGGGAGCCGCGGAGGATGCTTTCGAAAACATCGAGAACGGAGAAATCAGTGGAATGTCATTCGGCTTTCAAGTCCTGCGCGACAAATGGGATGAAATCTTGGATCCGGGCGATGATGACGACGATGAAAACTATTCTGCGCGCGGCCGGAATATCAAGCGCAGAACGGTCCTGGCAGGAAACCTGCTAGAAATTTCGCCGGTTCTGTGGCCGGCATATTCAAGCAGCAGTGTTTCCGCCGCGGCGCGCAGTGCGATGCTCTGGCCAAATGGCGAGCCAGCCCAAATTGCCGAAATTCGTTCACGCTACAGCGTCATTCCCGCCGGTGGCATGAGCGCCGCGGATGAAGCGCTGCTCCTCCAGATTCGCATCCAGGCTTTGAAGCTGGAGAACTACTGATGAGTTTTTCGTTTTGAGCGCCGGCATGATGTTGGCCACGCCCGCAATCCTTCACGTACGAATGGGTGGCAGCCCCACCTAAAAGGAAAAAATTATGTCCCCTGCACTTCTTCAGCGCCGTGATCACTTGCTTCGCATCAGCCGCAACCTTGTTCCCCGAAACCGTCCGCTCACTCCAGCCGAGCGGGCATCCTTGACCAGCATCCACCAGGAGATGTTGGCATTGGAGGATGAAATAGAGAGCGACGCGTCGCGTCGCTCAGCCCGAGCTTTCAACAACTGGCTTGCATTCGGATTGGAACCGCATCAATTCGAGCCACGTGGCGGAATCACCGAGGACGAAAAGGCAGCCATCAGTGTTCTGTCCGTTGCAAGACACGAGAAACGCCTCAAGGAATGGACAGACGGCAAGCAACCGTTGTCCAAACGCGACATGAGCCTTGGTGTCCTCGGGGGAGCTTACCCGGACTCCAGCCAAGGCTTTTTTGCGCCATTGTCATTCAGCACGGAAGTCGAGAATGCGATGAAAGATTTTGGATCGATGCTCGCGACGTCCACGAACATGGAAACAGTTTCGGGAAATTTGTTATACGTTCCAACATCCGATGACCGATCGCAAACCGGCGAGCGCGTCCCCGAGAATATTCAGATGACGGACATCGATCCGGCCATCAACAACGTGCAACTTTCCAGTTACAAGTATTCGAGCAGAGTCGTGAAATGCTCCCTTGAGTTTTTGCGCGACTGTGGCCCCGACGTCCCCGCCTGGCTGGCTCATCAGTTCGCCGTCCGCCTAGCGCGATGCGTCAACACGGATCTGACGATCGGAACGGGCTCGGGAATGCCGACGGGACTGCTGAATGCTGTTTCGGTGGGTGCGATCGCCGTTGGTTCTGGCCCGAATGATGGAAGTAATCCGAGCCTGACAAATGTTGTCGGCCAGCAAGATTTGGTGAATTTAGTCGAGTCGGTTGACGTCGCGTATCGCAACGCTCCGGGCGCAGGATTCATTTTGAACGATTCGACTCTCAGCCAAATCAAAAAACTGACCGACAAAGAGGGCCGGCCGTTGAATTTGTTTCGGTCGCGTCTGGAAAACCCGTCCGGAGTTGATACGCTTCTGGGACACGCATGCTACACGAATCCGAATATGCCGACGTTGCAGACGCAGGCCTCCAGCCCGCAAACCACGATTCGCTCAGTATTGTTCGGGGACCTGTCCAGGTACCGCATCCGCCGGACACGCCTCACCGTGCAGCGCCTCGTCCAGAAGTGGGCAGAATACGGACTCGTAGCGTTTTTGGCGACGTACCGTCTCGACGGCCAGCTCGTTGATGGCTCGGTGGGCATCGGCAATGGGTTCGCTGTGAAAGCCCTAACGAATAGCTTCTGAGGACGTTATGCGAAATCCATTCAAACGCGTAGAATCTGAAGCGCAACCGGCGCACGAACCGGCTCCCGTAGCAGCGCCAAAGCCCACGCCTACGCGTGCAGTTTCAAATCTCGATCCGTATGGGTTACCTCCCGAAGTCTCGGGGCTCCGGGGGCAGGAGGCCTCCTTCCCGACGAAAGAAGCTGCGATCGAGTGGCTACGCTCCCACGGCGGCGGCGGCATTTCCTGGCACAATGGACGCGATTTCCAGAGCGAACGCGTTCCACCAGGCTAACGCAAAATCGATTTTTGATCGGCTTCGCAACACCGATCAAAACCGCGCGGCCGGCGCTCCTTTCTCAACCTGGCACCCGGCCGCGCGGATCTCCCAAACGTTTCCTTTTCACGAGTGTTGATCGTTCTCCTGCGATCGACTTTCGCGGTGCCAGCCATTGGTGGCGCCCGTACCGCGAAACTTCAGCCGTGCGTGGGACTTTAAAGCTCCTTTAGTTCCGCCGGCACCCGAGGGCGCCCGTGCATCCGCGGCGCGCTCTCGGGTTCTTTTTCACGAAAAACAGGATTGCATTGAAATGTTGTAATGTGATTGGCGATGGGTGATACCAATCCAGCCGGTCAAACCAATTGGAATCAGGCACTTTACCGGGATGGACTACGATATGGTACCTTGGTACCGTTGATCTATACTTGAGCTATAGGTAAACTCTGACAGTGGCTCGTACCTGTTTCATATGCCCTATTCGGTCACCTTGGTCGAAGGTGTTCCATCCAATACGCGTCGCGGGATTGCTTTTCTTGAATCCGATTCGGATGGGGATGTGAATGGTAAGGGTGTTTTTGATGGTTTGCGGAAGAAACTGAAGAATGATGTGCGCGGCAGATTTGACTTCTGGCTAAGCGGAGGCGTTTGTGACAAATACTTTCACGGCTGGCCTAACGGTAACAATCGAAAGGGCTGCTTCGTATTCAAGTGGAAGAATGCCGGCGCACTTCATCGACTGTATGGCTTTCTGTTCAATCCGAGGCCAGGCGACCCGCGATTCCAGGTTTGCGTTCTAATGCGGCACACGCAAAAGAAGGAGATCACGGACGCGTCTGAGTTGGCTCTAGTGCTCAGATTGAAGGCGAAGGCCGCGGTGGTCACAGCGGTTGGGCAGGCGTTCGAGTAAGGGCGGGGGGATCGAAATGGCGCATTGGACTGAAAACGACGCGGATGCATTCGCTCACAAGATGGCGTTTGATTTTATCGCGCAAATTGAGAAGAAGATCGAAGACACGCCTCTTAGTCAGGTTGAGTTGGCGGAGAGACTTGGCGTCA